GCAGTACCTCTTGCCCTTTCGAAATGGATCCCAGGGCCGAGGAGATTGCGAACATGCTCGAAAGAATGCCGTCCTGAAAATGAACAGTATCCCTGGAGGTGAGGAGTAAGTCGCTCACCGATTTCTCGACCGAAGACGTAGTACTTGCTTTCCTTTTGAAAAAGCTCGGTGAGCCTTGGAACGTCGGTTTCTTCGACATAGTTGTTGAAAGTAAAGCAGATGTGTTGTAGTCTATCGTTGGGGTTTTTGCGGGGCATAGCAAGCTATGATATCTCCACCTTCGGTACGCTGCGCTTGTTATATAGACCCAGGGGGCCAAGGCAAGGACAGGCGCAGATGCGCGCTGGCCGTTGGATGTGACACGTGTAAGTAGATTAAGGGGTAGGGGTCCAGGGCAACGGGGGTAATAGTAACCCCGTTGCTGCCCTGGTTCCCTAATATTTTATTGCAAGAGGCGAAGGGAAACTTCGCTAGTAAGTTACAGAGTTGACCCAATGGTATATCATTGAAAGTCTAAATGGCATCTGCCGAGAAGGACAGATTAAAGTATTTCGTGACAGCCATGCCATGTGAAGCTGAGTTGTCCACGTTACCAGCCATTATTACCCACAGGTAGGTATTAAAGGTGGCATTAAAGTCGCCTACGTCTATCTTTTCTAACCTAATACGATACTCAATTAATGCAGTATCGGAATCTTTGAGCAAGAAATTCTTCCTGTACAAGACACGTCCAACTGACGTGTCAAAGTTAGGAATGAGACTAGTATCCCACCCAACAAGTTGTGGGGTCGTGATGGCAGCGGCTGAGAAATTCTTGGTAGTACGAACTAACATGGCAGTACCATGAATAGTAGTAGCAGCTGATGCAACTGCATCCAAAGTATTTGCAATTCTCAGGCCTATCTTTCCACCACGGATAGTAATATCACCGGAGAACGCAGGTAGAGCTTGTAATGTGTCAGGCGCAATGGCCCCACCTCCTGCCAACCAGAAGTTTGTAGCGGTACCATTGTCAATGGCCTTCTCCGCTAGTATACTCATACCATTAGTAGAGGCAGGAGTGTTCATGGAAGTACCCACAGCGCCTATAGAGCGGTAATGCTCTTTAAACAAAGTAGAATTCCAAAGATGCTTGCGATAAGCACGACGTGAAGTCCTACGTGCCTTGTATTGGACGGCACCACCAGATCCAGATTGACTAGTGAACGCATTAGTCTTGCGTCCTCTTCTAGTAGTACGTCGTTTCTTTCCTCCGAAGGTAAGGCGACGTCTGACATTAGTTTTACGTTTGATTCCTCTTTTGAATGCCATGTGTTATGTCTTACTCTCGTTCACACGAGAGCGCGGGTGGAATGGTTGTCAATTGTAAGAGGGGTGATGGAGTATTTATAGAGCGCGCGGCTTCGCCGCTGGCACCAGCTCACCTTCGGTTCGGAATCGCCTGCTGGCTTCGCCAGAAGCGGCTCAGTCGTCGCTACGCTCCTCCGATAATAATAAAGTAATATCTCATGATAACATTTGAAAAGGGAAATATATTATTTCATTTCAAGTAATACAATCCTGCGAAGTAGTGCAGGTAATTGAGGGTTGATCTCATCACCCCATTTGAATATATCCTTCGGATGGAAGTTGGATGTGACAATGAAGGTATCTGCGTGAAGCGCTACCATACCTCCTTTATTTTCTACTTGGCATTTATAACGATCAAACCACCTCAATAGGTGATTAATATCGATGCCATTAGGACCGAAATCATCTATTATGACTTCTTTATTACATAAGTATCCATTCCACCATTTCGTACGAGGCTCCTTGATGTAAGCCTCTGGAAGGTCTTCATGGGCCTTCCTAGACTTGCCCACACCAGGTGGGCCGTAGATCCATGTTACTGAGATGTTGGGCCTGTCGATGGGGGGTTTGAGGGCCAAAGCGTTTCGGAGCATGTTAGATCCATGATGGATCCAAAGATGGGGGTTGCTTCCGGCGAATTCAGCAACGCCCTTATCTCCCCTTCCGACCAGGGAGATGAACTCTCGGGAAAGTTCGTCTTTATTTTGTCGAGGTCGTCCTGAAGTGAATGAACCACCCTCGACGTAATCTCCAGCCTTAGAGCAATACTCTCTATTTTGGCTTGCAGTACCTCTTGCCCTTTCGAAATGGATCCCAGGGCCGAGGAGATTGCGAACATGCTCGAAAGAATGCCGTCCTGAAAATGAACAGTATCCCTGGAGGTGAGGAGTAAGTCGCTCACCGA